GCATGTAGTGGCGCTGCACCATGTCCTTGGCGCGGCGGTAGGACATCGGATCGCCGTTCCAGTCCGGCTTCATGTCCTTGACGGCCGCGATCTGCAGCTTCTCGTCGGGGATGCGCGCGGCCAGCAGCAGCAGGCTGTGGTCGAGCTGGAGCTGCCTGGCGATCTTGAGCGCGGCGGGGCAGAGATCGAGCAGCTTGAGGCGGCCATAGACGTAGCTGCGGCTCTTGCCATCGACGCCGATCTCCTGCGCGATCTGCTCGGCGCTGAGGCCGTGGTCTTTCATCAGCCGGCGATAGCCTTCGGCTTCTTCGATCTCGGTGAGGTCCTTGCGCTTGAGGTTCTCGACGAGCTGCATGCGCAGGGCGGTGCGATCGTCGATGTCGCGCCAGAAGAAGGGGATGTCGGTAAGGCCGGCGGCACGCGAGGCGAGCCAGCGGCCCTCGCCGATGATGATTTCGTAAAGGACGCCGGCGGGACGCGGCCGCGCCTTGATGCCGGGGCGCGCCTCGCTCGGCCAGGGCCGGGCACTGATCGGCTGCAGGACGCCGTCGGGGATCAGCGAGGGCGCCAGCACCTGGTTGATGTAGGTCGCGTCATGCGTGCGGTTGGTGGCCGACGGGCCGAAGTGGTCCAGCGGCGCGCGGGCGACCAGCAGATTGTCGGGGGGCAGTGGTGCGTTCATGTGCGGTGTTCTCCTGGTGGTGTGGGCTTGCAGGGTTTGTCGGTTCGTTTAGTTGGCCAGATGGCTGATTCGATTGAATTACTCGGATTCGGTGGGCAGGTTATGCAGCACGGGTGCGGTAGAACTGGCGTTATGCCTCATCGTCATCTTTCAGGTACTCCGGGGCCAGTTCCTTAAGCCATTCGTACCAAGTGGCGTCGGTCACGTTTTCCAGAAAACTCTTGAGCGCGTCTAGCATTTGTCCTTCGCTCATAGAACAACTGATCTCTATTGCCAGCCTGCTAAACCGGACTGGCTGCATATCCACTATGCTTTCCACCGAAATATCTACTTTTGCCATATCGTTCTCCGTAAGTTGGCGAGGCATAACCCGTCGTCCAACGCGGACGTGCCGCTCGATGTTCTTTCAACCTTCGGTGCTTTCTCCATGCTCATCCTCCCTTGGTGGCGTCCGTGGGCGGCACGCCGGTTAACTTTGCGTTGTGCGTCAAAACCCGCCACGGTTCGAGCGCAATGAAAAACCCGTGGCAGGTGATCTTGGTCAGCCCGGTATCGTCCGGGTGCGGGTCAAAGACGAACTCGCCGTCCTTGGCAACGCAGGCGTGCGTTACGTCTTTGCTGCGGTGGGTATTCCCGGAAACCTCATGCCACAAGCCCTCAATCCCGTAGGCGTCAATGTGGCACTCGAAGTCCTCAACCATGCAGTAAGCCAACCCGAACGGGCGCAGCCAAGCGTTCATGTCCTTCACCCACGTTTCAGGGGTGATAAACAGCGGCACGTCCTCAATCGGCAAGTGCAGCAAGGATGCCACCACCGCCGAAAGGCAGTTGCCATGCAGGCCGTTGGCCGGGTCATGCAGTATTGTTTGTTTCGTCGGGGTCATTTTTCCTCCGTGGTTCCGTTTGACGCACAACCCGTCGGTGCAGCGGACGCGCCGCAAGCGGCGCCCCGCTGACCTTTTGCGTTGGGCGTCTTGTTGCCCCACCCCATCGCTGTACGGTAGTCCTCCAGCGACTCGCCGGGTTTGCGTAGCCGTGGTGGGTTGTCAGGCCCGTATCTGTGGTCCTGCCGGTAGTCGGCTTCGGGTTTCAGCGGCAGTTTGGGCGCCTGCTCGAAGTGCTGCTCAATGAGCCAATCACCAAAGGCGGTCGTAGCGCATCGGCCAAAACCCAGTGAGCGCACCACACCTAGTTCGATCAGCCGCTTCAGCGCGTCCTTCGGCGTGTCGTAGCTGTTGTCGTCCTCTGCCGTCTCCCGAAACCGGATCAGCCATGCTAGGTCGTCCTCTTGCAGCATCTCGCTTGCTTTCATGTTCTCGTTCTCCGCTTCAATCGCCGCCCAACAAGGCGGTCAACGCGGACCTTCGGCAAGCGCAGCTTGCCTCGGCCCGTTACCTTGGTCGTTCCGCGCCTCCATCAAGCCGTACTCCAGACGCCCTGCGTCCCGACCAGAAACTGGCCCAGGCGCCGGCACTGCGCTTGCTGCAGTTCGATCACGGCCTCGTCGGTGGCGATGGTCAGCACGCCGGCATGGTCGATCGTGATGGAAAGGGCGTCACCCGCCGGAGCCCTCGGCGCCGCAGGCTCTTTCTTCAGCGCTGCGCCCGCCTTGGGCTCCGGCGTTGCCTGGGCGGCAGCAACGGCAGGCTCGACCGGAGGAGGACCCTGATCGCCTGCTGCGGGTGGTTTTGGCCCACCGTCCCGCTGGGGCTTACCGAGTGAAGCCACCTCGATCTCGTTGACGCCGGGCCGGGGCGTCGATAGCTTCGGCGCCGGCCCGCTGACGGGCAGCGGCTTTCCGGGCTGGCCCAGCGCCGCGCCGGACTTGCGCAGGCTCAGCGGTTTATGCTCGGGGGGTGGCACGCCGGGGCCGAGGCGGTATTCGTTCACCGGCCGCCCGCCGGCGGGGGTGACCTTGCACATGACGACGCGGCCATCCTTGACGCAGGGATTGAGCAGCGCGGAGACGTGCGTCACCGGGATCTGGCAGGCCGCCGCCAGATCCGGCGAGCGGATGGCGACGGGGTTGAAATTCTTGTCGGTGCCGGCCTTGCGCAGGCAGGCGAGCAGCTGCTCGACCTTGCTGATGCCCTTGACCCGGCCGGCACCCCGCGGCGGCGTATGGCTGAGCTTCACCATGTCGTCGGCACCTCCATCACGGCGGCGGAGACGACGGTGGGCACCAGGCCGCGCCCGACGTGCGAGTAAATCGTGCAATGCAGCTTGCCGTCCTGCTGCCGGGCGATGGCGGTCTCGCCGACGCCGGGCGTGCAGGCGTCTGCGACCCAAACTCGGTAGGCGAGCCGGTCTTCCTGGTCGCGCTCGATGCGGTCGACGACGGCGAGGGCGCCAAAGACAAGGGCGAGGAAGGCGAGGGCGTGGATCGCGATCTTCATCATGCGCTCCTCGCCAGGGTGAGGGCGTCGCGGATCGTCTTGAGCTTCTCGGCCATGCCGTCCTGCGCGTCGTCGTCCTCGAAGCCGGACATGAATTCTTCGGCGATGTCGAGGGCGGTGAGCAGGGCGTCTCGCTGCCCGGAGAGGGAGAGCAGGTGCTGCGCCCAGGTGCCGTCGGGGGCACCGGTGCCATTGGACGGCGGTGTCACCCACGCCTCGAGCGCGTGGTTGCTGATGCCGGCGCAGGCGTTGACGCAGGCGGCGATCCGGCGGGCGTCAGCCTCGCTCATTTCGGGAGAATTGACGCGATCCATAGGGTTGTCATTGCCGACGTATTGAAGGTGCCAGCAGCACTCACCTGGACAATCCGTGACGGCTTCCCATGGCTCTTTGGTATGTGTTCTCATGCCGCCACCCGCTCTGCGATGTGGACGGTGCCGCGATCGGGCGCGGCGACTTTGACCTTGAGCGGGATCTCGCGCCAGCCCGGCGGGATGATCGGCGAGACCTTGACCTCGACGCCGTTGGAGATCAGGTGCATGCCGGCGCGCTGCGCGACCTGGTAGGCCTCGAGCAGCGTCATGCCGGGCGTGAGGTGGATCTGTGCCATGAGTGGGCTCCTAGTGATAGTTGGCGAGCTTGGCCACGTACTGGCGCAGCCGGACGGGGTCGGTACGCTTGCCCAGGCGCGACGTGCGGCCATCGGGCAGGCGGCGATAAACGACGTAATCGGTTTTGCCGGGCTCGACCGGGCAATCGACGACGAGCAGGCCGTGGTCCTTGGCGATCTGCCGAGCTTCGGCGAGCTGCTGAGCGCGGGAGTGGCGGGTCATTGCTTCGGCCTCGCCGGGATTAGCTCGAAGCGCGGCTTGTATCGGCGGGAAGATCGAGCGCCGCCGCGAGTTGCTTGATCACCTGGTAGCTGCTGCTCACGATCCGGTCGCCACGATGAGCGTGTGGGCCAGGTGGAGCACCAGCACCACGATCACGGCCGCCAGGATGGCGAAGGCCGAGTCGAGGATCGGGTCGGCAAAGCCTGCGCTGTCTTCGTTTTCCTGCGGGTCGGACCACATTTCGCGCCTCCATCGGGGTGGTGATGGAGGAATTCTACAAGCGTAGAATTCAAAAAGTCAACAAGCGTAGAATTTCGCGCGAAAATAAAGCCCGCATGGCGGGCTGAGTGGTTTGCGGCGGCGGGGCGGCTTAGTTCGGGTCGAACTCGATCCGGTCGAAATTGAAGTTATAGGACGAGCCGCCCAGGCTGATAAACCCAAGTCTAGTTTCACCCTTTGCAGCCTGAATAGCATTGGCGTGAACGAATACCCAGTCATCAGGACCCGGGTGCCGTCCGTCAGCGACAAGCTGTTTCAGGATTAATCGGACAATGAACTCTGTGTCCTTCTTGGCCTTCGCTCTAGAAACCTGGGCCCCGAGCTGGTAAGTGATCAACACGCTAAACCTGGATTTGGTCGCTTCGGTGATCTCGATCTTTTCGGCCTTGATCGCCTTGTTTGCTTCGGCGGTTACTGCTTTAGCCATCTCGGTTGGAGTCTTTGCAAAGCACATAGATGCGACCGTCAGGGAGAGAGCAAAAGCGGCAAATTTCATTATCTATAGTCCTTAATATATATGACTTTGGTATTACTCCAAGACAAGCGCTTCCGGACTGGAGCTAGTTGGTCCCGGAGCGCAGAGTAAAAGACTCTTGTTCTGGAAGAGCGCTTCGAGCAAGGGCTAGCATGCCTTTCTTTATACCGTCGTTACCCTGTCGAAAACCGTGGACCACGATTTGTTCGTCTGGGGTCAGTGAAGCGTAAGAGGTTGGCGGCGGTTCGCGCGCGTCGGAAGCGGTGTCACTGTTTGTTCGCTTCGGGAATTTAGGCTTTGGCTTCTCCGCGATCTCATAATCGTGATCCGGGTCTTCCAATTGATTCACGGTGAGGCCGAAAGCGGATGCAATGGGGACGGCGTACTGAGACCGCTTCGATCCGCGCTTCTCCAGCGCGCTGATCGTTCCGACGTCGACTTCTGAAAGCTCGGACAGTTTCTCGAGCGTCCAGCCGACCTTTTTCCGGTAATGACGTATTCGGTCGCCAAGGCCCATTCTGCGAAGGCTAGACACTTGTAGAACCCCTCGCAAATACAGTTGTTGATTTTTCCAATTCTACGAGTGTAGAATTCTGGGTATGGATGCACTCAAGCAGGCAATCGATATCGTTGGTGGCCCGTCGAAGCTGGCGGGCATGTTGGGCGTTTCCGCCCAGGCGGTGTGTTTCTGGCGCGACGAAAAGCGTCGACTTCCGGCAGAGCACTGCCCGGACATCGAGCGCGAGACCGGTGGCCTGGTGACCTGCGAGCAGCTGCGTCCCGATGTGGATTGGGGCTACCTGCGCGCGACACGGTGTGAATCGGCGGCGGCCTGAGATGAGCCAGCGGTTTTCGGTCAGTGCTTTGGAAGTCCGGCGCCTTGAGGCGCACTGTCTTCCTGCTGATCGCATAGCGAAAGTATTCGCTGTGCCAGTTCTCGCGCTTGGGCGCTGTGAATCGCGAACGTTCGAACCTCTGCATCTTCCTGGCTCTGCAGCGAGTTCGTCAGGTACGAAAGAGTGATGAGCATGGCGTCCAGTGTCGGCACCGTGCGCAGCTCCCATCCGGTAATCGGGAGCGAGACTATTTCTTGGGTCATGGCCAGTCCTTTCGGTGTTTCGTTGCGTGAGAACTTCGATTCTATCCGTCATGGGCTGGCCTCCCTTTCTGGCTTCTCCCTCTCCCGGCACCACGCCGGGTTTCCGGCCGGCGCGGTGTTTTCCGCTCCGGCCCTTCTTTTTTATCGCCCTGGTATGTGAAAGCGCGTTAAACGCGCATTGCACGGAGTTTCCACCATGACCTATCCGCTCGATTTCCAGCCCGGCCTGACGGCCCAATTCCCTCACCTCGAGGATGTCCTGACGGCGGCGGTGTATGGCCACCGCGTGGGGCTCAACGGGGTGGCGGCCGCGCTCGACCAGTCGCCCTCCGAACTGTCGCGCCGGCTCAACCGCGAGTCGGACGATCATCGCCCGGCCAGGGTGCAGGACCTGGTGGGCATCATCCAGGCGACCGGCGACCGGCGACCGATCTACTGGCTGATCGAGAAGTTCATGGAGTCGCCCGAGGCGCGCATGGCCCGGGCGGCGGACCAGCTCAACGAGCTGCTGCCGATGGTGGCGGAACTGGCCGCCCAGGCCGGGATCGCGTCGAAGAAAAACGCCCGCCGGTAAGTCGGGATGACGGATTCCACACTGGGGGGGGGCAGTGTGCCCACTCCTGATTTCTCCGCGATCCCGGAGGCGTTGAAGCAACGGCCGCAATGGCTGTGCTGGCGGCTGGAACAAAAGCCGGGGGCGAAGAAGCCGGCGAAGATGCCGTATTACGCCTCGGGCAAGCGCCGCACCGGGGTACAGGGCTCGGACGAGGATCGCGCGGCGCTGGTGACCTTCGGTGTCGCCGTGGCGGCAATGGACTTGCTGCAGGCCTCGGGGATCGGCTTCGCCTTCCTTCCCGGGGATGGCTTGATCGGCATCGACCTGGACAAGATGGTGGATGCGGACACGGGCGAAATGTCGCCCCGCGCGCAGCGGATCATCGAGGCCTGCGCGTCCTATACGGAGTGGTCGCCCTCCGGAAGCGGCTTTCACATCTACGTGCTCGGGACCACCGAGACCACCAAGGACAACGGGATCGGCGTGGAGATGTTCTGCTCGAAGCAGTTCTTCACGGTGACTGGCCGGCATCTTGCCGGGACGCCGACCGAGGTTGCGGCGATCGACGACAAGGTATTGCGCCGCCTGCGCAAGACGATCGATATGGCGAAGGGCGGGTTTTCCGACCGTCCGGCGCCGGCTCCGAAGGCCGCACCCTTGACACCGGCGTCCAGCGAGCGGGAACGGGTGTTGTCGGCGCTGGATGCGCTCGATCCCGGTCTCGGTTACGACGAATGGCTGCAGATCGGCATGGCCCTGCATTCGGGCCTGGGCGGCAACGGGTTTGCGGTGTGGTCGAGCTGGTCGGCGCGCTCGGATAAATACCCGGGCGAGGCGGTGCTGGCGACGCACTGGAAATCGTTCAAGCCGGGCCGCACGGGCATCGGCACATTGTTCCACCTGGCCAAGCAGGCCGGCTGGAAGCCGCCCCGTCGCAGCGGAGGGAAACCATTTATACCCCTTCCACCCGCTTCCGCGGTGGAGGCAGTCAAGCCGGTCAGCAACATCGGGAATGCCTGGCGCTATGGTCTATGGCGAAACGATGCGGGCAACCCGCGGCCGATCCGAGAGAACGTGGAGCATTGCCTGACCGAGCATCCAGCGCTCAGCGGGCTGGTGGGCTACAACCTGTTCGCACATCGGCTGGAAAAGCGAACTGCCGCGCCATGGGGCGGAGACAAGGGCGAATGGAAGACACAGGATACGCGCGAGCTGGCTTCCTGGTTGGCGAACGAGGCAGGGCTGATCCTGAAGCTGAAGGATGTGGCGGATGCGGTGGCGCTGGTGGCATGGCGCAACCACGTTAACCCGGTGCGCGATCTGCTGCTGAGCCTGCCGGAGTGGGATGGGACCGACCGCCTCGATCACTGGATGATTGACTGCCTGGGGGCGATGGATACGCCTTACACGCGGCTGGTGGGGCGGAAGTTCATCATGGGCATCTGCAAGCGGGTGCTCGATCCTGGCTGCAAGTTCGATTACATGCTGATCCTGGAAGGCGAGCAGGGGCGCGGGAAGTCGAGCACGTTCCGCACGCTGGCCTGGATGGATGAGTGGTTCAACGACACGCCGTTCTCGGCGAATCTGGACAAGGATGCGCGCCTGGCGCTGCATGGCTGCCTGATCTACGAGATCTCGGAGATGCACGGCTTCAACAAGGCCGATTCGAATGCGGTGAAGGTGTTCCTGAGCCAGATGGACGACAAGCTGCGGGCGCCCTATGCCGAGCAACACGAGGTGTTCAAGCGCTCGATGGTGTTCGGCGGGACAACGAACGAAACGGAGTATTTCAGAGACCGCACGGGCAACCGGCGATTCTGGCCGGTGGCAATACTGCTGGCGAACCTTGAGATGCTGCGCGAGTGGCGCGAGCAGCTCTTTGCAGAGGCTTTGCATCGACTGAAGGGCGGCGAGCCGGTCTATCCGGATCGTGAGGCGGAGAACGCGCTGTGCAAGCCGGAGCAGGAGAAGCGGCTGGTGAAGGACCCGTGGGGGGATTTTGTGACGGCCTGGCTGGCGTTGCCGGCGAATGCGGGCTGCAACTTCCTGACGTATGTCGAGGTGTTCCAGATCCTGAAGGTCGAGGCGGCTCGAATTACGCCCTTTGGCGACGATGGCGGGCGCGTGCGCAGGGTAATGGAGTCGATCGGCTGGTTCGCCGCCAGGGAGCGCGTGAATGGCGTCCAGCAGCGTGGATTCAAGCGGCCAACGCTTGAGCCTGACGGGGTTCCCAAGGGAGACGACGATGACGATCTGCCGATTTGAGGCTGTGACAGTGGACTTATCCACAGAAAACACTGTCACGCCGGAAACCCGCACCACCACAGGGTTTGTGACAGTGACGAAAAACGTCACTTTCACTGTCTCAGTGTGAACCCGCATGGCTACAGGCTTTGTGACAGTGACAGTGTTTTTCTCGCGCGCGCGCACGTGTACGCGCGTGCACTTTTATTTATTTCCCTTTCTTGTTCCAGGAGATGAGCATGACCGAGGCTGAGGCGAAGACGAAGTGGTGTCCGATGGCGAGGGTTGATTTCGGCGGTGAGGGAGCTGGGTCCAGGAATCGGCTTGAACAGCGCCGTGCTGGTGATTCAGTGCCGGGTGGAGTGCTTAACGCGAACTGCCTTGGATCGGACTGCATGGCCTGGTGCTCCGGGCACAAGTCGGGCCACGGCTACTGCGGCCTCGCCGGCTTGTAGCCATGAGCCGCGAACGGATGCCGTGGTGTGCCAGGGTGATCGATGGCCTGCGTGAGGTCTTCGGGCGCCCGGACATCAACGAGGTCATCCGACGCGGCCTGCGCCCCGATTGCGAGCCGGTGGAGCGTGTGTATTTCCGCGAGAACGGGGAGGCGCTGGGCGCCCCGTTTGAGCCGCCGGAGGCGAAGGTTGTGGCGGTTAGCCAGATGGTGATCGGCCCCCAGCCGGTGTCGAAGAAGCGAGGCCGGGAATGAGCGCGCCGCCCTTCACCTGGATGTGGTCGGACCCGGCGGAACACATGGATCGGCTGCGGGCCCTGAAGGAGCGGCTGGCGAAGGAGGAAGTGGAGTTCAAGGAGCGGGAACGCCGCCGCAAGGCGCGCCGCATTCGAAAGCTGGTGAAGGCGGCCAAGAACAGAGAACTGAAAGGGCAGAAATGATCGAGTACATCAACGTGCAGCTGGCGATCTGGGGGAAGTGGGCGGTGCGGCGCGGATCGTCTGGTCTTGGGTATCCGAGCATCTCGCCGATGTTTCAGCAAATGACGCACGGCGGTGTCTATAAGAGTCGGGAGCCTGCCGGTATTTGCGAGAACGTGCATGACACCGACCAGGCGGTGCAGCGCCTGCAGCCGCAGGACAGGGCGCTGTGCGTGGAGTTCTACCAGCGTGGCGGTACTTCGACCGATATCGCAAAGAGGCTCGGCCTGGCACGGCAGCGGCTATATGAGCGTCTCGATGCCGTCCATCGGGCCGTGATGGGGCATCTGAACGACATTGCATCGGGGTGTTGACATGGCCGGACACTTTCTGCACAATTCAGCTACTCTGTTCAAGTTGCGTCTAGACAAAGCCCTGCCACTCTTACGAGTCGCGGGGCTTTTCCGTTAATGCCCTCAAGTCCTCCACGCCCTTGCCGGCACGCCGGATGCGGCGCTCTGGTGGTGGAAGGCGCTTACTGCCAGGCCCACAAGCGCGAAGCGGTAGCCGGCCGCTTCGGCGATGATCGACGCGGGAGTGCCACGGCGAGAGGCTACGGCGCCGAGTGGCGTCGCACCCGGGCCAGGATACTGAAGCGTGACTGCGGGCTGTGCCAGCCTTGCCGTCAAGCCGGCCGCGTCAGGGTGGCGACGCAGGTGGATCACCTGGTGCCCAAGGCAGAAGGCGGCACAGATGCCGACAATAACTTGCAGGCGATCTGTAGTGCGTGCCATACGGCGAAGACGCAGCGCGAAGCCGCGCGGGGGAGGGGGCCTTAAATCTCTGGGACTTCTCAGCTGGAGACCGGTCGCCTAGTCAAATTTTTACGTGCGGGAGTTTCGAGGGGAGGGGGTACTCCCTGTCGATACGTCTGCACAAGGAATACACCCGAGAGAAGGGCGGCAGTAGCCGATCAGCAGTTCCGCAGGAAGGCCAGCGCCAAGCGGAATCGGCGAAGTGTGTTGCAGTGCCGCCCGCCATGCGAAGCGCCCCCGCCGGAAAGCCCTTCCGGCGGGGTGTGCCGCACCACCAGGAGCAACGATGGGATCACGTGGACCGCAGCCGCTGCCGGCCAACGTGCATGTCCTGCGCGGCAATCCGAGCAAGAAGGCCGCCGGCGATCTGCTCGCGGATCTGCAGCCGGAGGTCGAGCTGCCGGACGCGCCCTCCTGGATGTGGGCCGAGGCCAAGAAGGAGTGGAAGCGGATCGGCGCCGAGCTGGTGCGCTACGGCCTGGTCAGCCGGCTCGATCGCGCGGCGCTGGTGCTGTATGCCCAGGCCTGGGCGAAGATGGTCTGGGCCGAACGGCAGCTGGCCAGGGCGATGAAGCTGGCGGAAGAAAAGCGCGCCGCGGCCGAGGCCGCCGGCGAAGCCTACGACGGGGGCGACGGCATCATGGTGCGCACCCCGAACGGCAACCTGACCTACTCGCATCATTGGGTGGTCGGGCGCCGAGCTGCAGAAGACGTCAATCGGTTCCTGGCCTCGTTCGGGATGTCGCCGAGCTCGCGCTCGCGCGTCGCCACCAGCGAGAACCGCCAGGGTTCGCTGTTCGAAGGTCCGGCAGGAGACGACGAGTGGGCCAAGAAGGGCTTGTGAGCTTCGCCGACCGCGCCACGCAGTACGCGCGCGACGTCGTCGATGGCCGCGTCGTGGCCTGCAAGTGGCACCGGCTCGCCTGCGCGCGCCACCTCAAGGATCTCGACCGCGTCGGTAGCGCCGCCTTCCCCTACAGCTGGAATCCCGAGCTCACCGACGCCGCCGGCAAGGCCTACCGTCCCGCCGAGCGGATCTGCGCCTTTGCCGAGTTGATGCCACACATCAAGGGGGACTGGGCAGCGCGTGGCCAGCGCATCCACCTCGAAGATCCGCAGGTCTTCATCCTCGCCAGCATCTTCGGCTGGGTACACGTTGAGACCGGAAAGCGCCGCTTCCGCAACGCCGATCTCTTCGTCCCGCGCAAGAACGCCAAGAGCGCGCTGGCCGCGGTGATCGGCCTGTTCATGCTGGGCCCCGATGGCGAATTCGGCGCCGAGGTGTATTCCGGCGCCACCTCCGAATACCAGGCGCTGGAAGTCTTCCGCCCGGCCCTGCTCATGGCGCGCGCCACACCGGCGTACCTCGACCGCTACGGCGTCAGCGCCAACGCCTCCAACCTGGCGGTGATCAATCGCAACTCGAAATTCGAGCCGGTGATCGGCAAGCCCGGCGACGGCGCCAGCCCCAGCTGCGCCATCGTGGATGAATACCACGAGCACAAGACGCCGGATCTCTACGACACCATGAAGACCGGCATGGGCGCGCGCTCGCAGCCGCTGCTGCTGGTGATCACCACCGCCGGCACCGACATCGGCGGCCCGTGCTACCAGCACCAGGTCGAGCTGCAGAAGATCCTCGACGGCGTCCTGGAGAACGACCAGCGCTTCGGCATCATCTTCACGATGGACGAGGGCGACGACTGGACCAGTGAAGACGCGCTGCGCAAGGCCAACCCGCTGTTCGGCGTCTCGATCGACGGCGACTTCCTGCGCCAGGCGCAACGCGAGGCCATTGCCGATCCGCGCAAGCAGAACGTCTTCAAGACCAAGCACCTCAACATCTGGTGCCAGGCCGCCTCCCCCTGGCTCAACCTGCACCACCTGCAGCAGGCCGGCGATTCCGCACTCGAGCTCGAGGCCTTCCGCGGCGAAGAATGCGTCGTCGGCCTCGATCTCGCCAGCAAGCAGGACATTGCCAGCGCCGTATTCGAATTCCAGCGCGAGATCGATGGCCAGATCCACTACTACGCCATCAGCCGCAACTACGTGCCGCAGGCTGCCGTCGATAAGCCGGAAAACGCGCACTACCAGGCGTGGGTGAATAGCGGCGACCTGATCGTCACCCCGGGCAACATGATCGACCTCGAGCAGATCCAGGAGGATCTATTCACCGCGTCCGAGATCGTCATCGTGCGTGAAGTGGCGAAGGACCCCTGGGGCGGTCAGCAGCTCGGCGCCAACCTTGCCGCCGAAGGCTTCCAGGTCATCGATATTCCGCAGCAGGTGCGCTACCTGTCCGAGCCGATGAAGGACCTGCAGGCGCTGGTCGATGCCGGCCGCTTCCACCACGACGCCAACCCCTGCTACGTCTGGCAGATGAGCAACGTCGAATGCCAGGCCGATCGCAACGAGAACATCTTCCCGCGCAAGCAACGCGCGCAGAACAAGATCGATGCCGCCGTCGCCACCATCGCCGCGCACAACCGCAG